TTATTTCAATGATTTTTCAAGAACTGCTTTAGTCTTTGGACCATAGATGCCATCGGCAGCAAGACCATGCATCATTTGGAATCGTTTGACCGCATCCGCTGTCTTTGGTCCATAGTAGCCATCAATACCGTTGTTTTTAGCTCCTTTGTCAGGATAGAAATAAACAGCAGCCAGAGCCTCCTGTAATGCTTTTACACCAGCGCCCTTTGTCAAAGGCTTTGTTACTTTTAAAATGCCAGAAGGCAAGTTAACTGATTTTTTAGGTTTACTCGCTTTTGGCTTGGATGAAGTATTTTTGACAGGTGTCGCTTTCACAGGCTTTGCTGTTGCCTTTTTACCTGTATGAGCGGTGGCAATACCTGCCTTGAAGCTGTCCCAGCGATTAAGCAGCTTTCGTGGACATTGTTTCCCACTCCATCTCTTATGTGGCACAACGTTTGCCAATGGAATGCCTTGCTCTGTCATCAGCTCACGAATGAGCCATTGGGCGTTCTCTACCGCCTTTTCAAAATTGCCGTCTGCATTTTCACAAATCTCAATTCCAATTGACTTCATGTTTCCGGTTCCTCGTCCATCTCCTGCATGCCATCCGTTTTCGTTCAACGGGAGATGTTGATAAATCACATTTGCGTCTACAGTGTAATGCCAACTAACGGCCGTACTAGACCGTTTAACGAAAGCTGCGTGACTAGCTGCGTTTGCGCCTTTGGCTGTATTCGCTGTGTTATGAACCGTAATATATAAAGGTTTCATATAGTTACCAGGACGGTTCTTGTTGCTTTTCGGAATAAAATCTTTAATGATTTTTACCACGTTCATCGTCTCCTTTGATCAATTTAATATAAAAAGAGCCACCTCTTGGTAGCTCCTCACTTCGTTAATCCCTTTTGTTTCAGGACTTCTTTTTGTAACTTGCCTTTGTCAGTCACATAGTTGTTTTTAAACCATGCCACCAGGGTTGTTACAATTGTGAAGATCATTGAGAAAGCAAGATACAACGTTTCAGCCAGTGAATTAACTTGATCTTCATCAATCGGCAAAACAGGTTTGCCGAACATTATAAGTCCTTGGTTGATCAATGCAATAAAAAGAAGCACCGTGCGGATCACCGTGCCTTTGTCGAAGTTTTTCATAAATGTTTCCTCCTATTATTTTAAATTACGTTCAATTTTATCGAGCTTGTCGATCACTACATCGTACTTCTCACTAAACTTTGCTAAGACTTCATTCTGCGCCTCAATTTGCTCATTGAGCTTGTTTTCTCTTTCCTTTGTCGTGTTGAGAACATAAAACAATACCCAACAAAAAAGAACCGCAAAGGGTCCTTGTGTCATCAAATATTGAGCCAAATCCATTTCCACCATACTCACCTACTCCTTCACTTTGTCCACCTCCTTAAAGAAGGCAAAATAAAAAGCCCCTCTAGGCTTCGTATTGTTCTCCTGTTATTTCCTCATAGTCTTCTTTGTTAATCCAACCGATTTCTACATAAAAGGCAATGTCTTCAGGACCGTAACACTGCCAGTCCCAAAACTGCTTTATATCCGCAACTGTTGGATATATCATGATTTTTCACCACCTTTCAACTCCTGAATCTCAGTCATAAGTTGAGCCAATTGTTTTGCCATTTGTGCCTCACGCAATTTAGCTGCAGCTGCTTCTTTTGAAAGCTGACTCAATTGTTTAGTTAACACCGCATTTTGCTGTTTTAGTAAATCAACATCATGCGGCGGTTGCTCTATTTGTAAACCATCAATGTATTCCTGGGTTGCCGACTCACTCCATGTTTTGCTTGCGGGGTTATATTCAGCTTTGTACAACCCTTCTTGAGGTTGTACATCAGTAAACCCCGCTGGAATTTCAGCGTCATCGGGTATTTCTTTATCCCCGCCAGGTATATACTTAAAATTTTCATCATAGGCGTATATAGGCTTCATAAAATCACTCCTTTGCTTTAAAGGTGCAGTTAACTGTGATGAACTCATTATTGCTGGTTGTGTCTTGTATAATAAATCGGCCATCCGTTGCAATATATTGACGACTAATCTGCGGTCCCTTAAATCCTCCTGTACTAGATGCAATGCCTACATTATAAATAGGGAATGGTGGCTCACATCCTTCTGGCAACATAAAGGCATGTACATCCCCAATTGTTCCACCTGCAATGGCTCCAGTTACATGAACAATTCCTAAAGCATCTTTTGCAACGCGAACCCGATAGTCATTATTGACCTCGGATTTATATGTTTTCCATCCGTTTTCAATCGTTGGGAACTTCCAGTCGAGTTTTGCATCTCCACTGGTTGTAATCCTCTCCCACCCTTTGAAACCTTGTGCGTGAAATGTACCAATCCAAGTTATGTTATCAAATGATCTTGTTGCGATAATGCGTTTATATATGACACCATTTTGTTCGTAACCTGTTTCAAAAACATCAACGTAATAAAAACTCCCATCATTCTGCACAGGAGCATTAATAAGCTGAGCTCCCATGTATGGACCTGTAGGTAATTTGAATATATCGGTACCATTTGGAATCCTCGCAACTCTTCCATCATTTGGTGTGAGCCTATATAACTGACCATTATTCCATTTATTTCTTTCGGCAACTGACGGCAGCTGCGTCCAAGTGATAGATATATGGCCAGAATTATAGTAAAAGTAATATGCATTGCCTGACGTGTCTACCGCAAAACCGGTTCCGATATTGTTTTGACCAACAGTTTGAATCCCTCGTAACGCAGCTTTGTTAGGTGCTGGAGAATCTTCTACACCTGATGGAGCATAGAATGTACATATCCCTTTATCTTTAATCGCATTGAATATTGTTGAGCCAGCTGGTACATTAATGAGCTGCGTTCCATTGTCAGCTGTGATCTTATATAACTGCGATTCATTCCATTTCTTCTTCTCTGCTGCAGATGCATGCGGCTTGGTATCGTCAATATGGCCACCGAGTTGATCTAACAGTCCAGTATCATTTTCAAGTAATACCTTCACCATGTCATTGAACAGATCCGCATGAGCCTTGTCACTTGTTTCAAACACTTTAGGAGATTTAATGTCCATCGATGAGCACTCCTTTCTTAATAGATGTCATCAATCTCAAAGACGAATTCAATGTCACCATCTTTTTGCTTGTCTGTCATGGTGCGGATGGCCGTAAATTTTCCATCTTCATCAACAAGAGCTAGTTCATTGATGACTTCTCCAGCAAGCTCCCCTTCTGCGATGGTGCACGTGTACCGGATCTTCGCCGGCTCCATGAATTCATATGAATCAATTTCTTTTTGAACAAGCTCACTCTTTAATTCTTGTTCTGTTCCATCCAGGGAGATTGGCTCTCCATCCTTCGTTCCTCCATTACCAAAAGCCATCTTAACCACTTTCGTGAGCTTCGTTCCCTCCGCTCTAGCCTTCGCCATTTGTTGGCGAGCATAAAGCGTTGTAACGGTTAATTGATCAGCCATAATGATCCTCCTTTATAAATCTATTTGTTTGGACGTGGCAGCTAGATATTTTGAACCGTCGAGCGGTACTGATCCATCAAGCGTCCAATATTTCTGCTTAATGATTACACTTCCGCTTTGCTCATTTGATACATGAGCAGCCATGCGGAATGTTACTTTCCTTTTTTCTTTATTTACGTGTTTGAAACGAGATCGAAGTGTAAGAGCTGCTTGTTGATCCGTTTCATGTTTGGCTCCTACCATGACATATCTTGTACGTCCAAGAATTTTCATTTCTTTTTTGAGCTTCATGGCCAGCTTTAAAGATTGCCGGAAGCGCACTGGAATATCTGTTGAATTGCGCGATCCGCTCAAATAAAAAGTGCCATTAAGTAAAAACTCTCCATTCAGCAGAATCGGGATGTGATCAAAAAAACCCACTCTGCTACGCAGTGTGAGCCTATTATGGTAGTCTTTAATTTCATTTACATCTGTGTGATGTATGCTTGTGAATTTGTAAGCCAAGTGAGCCGGTTTGAGATTTTCCAGTGTTTCAACGATATATCTTGTGTTTTGCAGATCATCCAGGTTCACCCGTAAAGAGAAATGATAGCGGCCAGTTGTAAGACGAACCACCGCACTAGGGTTCTTCAAAAACCGGTTCACCGCTCTTTCAAGTGATGCATACGTGATCGGTGGAATGTTTGACATGAGATTCAATACACGTGCCCTTCTCAATTCAATCGAGTCACCTGACTCACGCTGCACCTTCAGCATTCTTTCCCATCGATCCAATCCCCATGTTGCTGTGATCGGAAAAAGCTGATCAGTCATATCAAAAATAGAATCGTCTAGCCTTTCCATTTCAGGGGCTTCGGATTTCATTAATTCATCAAATTCAGTGATCTCCGTTAGATAGGAAGGTAAATAGGCCTTCATATCATCATACTTGCTCATTGACGATCACCTGCCCTAGACGCGGAATCTCAATGTCCTGAAGCGGTAAGTTCTTTGCCTCACCGTTGATCAATACATCCGCATAATCAGACACACTATCCGCATGATACAAAATGTCATTAATCGCTGACATTCTGATCACATTTTCTTCAAAGGCAAGTGATTTTAGAAGCGCTTTGACCTTCTCTTCAATTTCCTCTTGTGCATCCTCAATGGAGTAATCCATTTTAAGCTCCACAGATACGGACACCTCAACATCTTTCCACTTAGCACTTTCAACAGTTGCAGTCGCTCCAATAGGTGCTTGGCCTTCCCCTTCTCCTGGAACCGGATCAATGTACTCTTGGACCTTATTGACGAGCAGATCCGTCGCAACATCAAAATTACCATCTGTGATGACAATTTTGACCGTTCCTTCTCCGTTCCAAAGAGGAAAAACCTTTGCCCTGCCAACTCCTTCTACTTCTTCAGCCCACTTTTTATAGTGAGCTTTGTTGGCACTAACAGCCTCCCGCCTTGCCCTCATCAAGTACCGCTCATAAAGAGCTTCATCGTCTTCTTCCTCTTGCCCTGGTATCTTCAATTCTTCAAAGATGACAGACTCTAATCCTGGTATGTTATCGAGTGATAAGAGCGGCAGCTCTGCAAAATTCCCATTGCCTACAGCACCAGTCGTTTCACATTTCAAAGTTCCATCAGATTCAAACTGAAAATATAGACTATCAATGTAGAACCTTGATCCCGTTGGTATTCTTATACCTTCGGGCGAGACTTCAACGGACCATACAGCACTTGTGGCCGCTTTACGAGTGATTCCAACTTCAGCAGCCCGCCGATCTAGAAATTCTCCCTGAGCTGTATCTGCAAAGACAAGATCAAATACTTGGTCTAGCCATATATAAGATTGAGCAAGTTCCGCAGCTGCAGGAGCCAACGCATTCCATATCACGCTGTTTTCACGTTTATCAATATCATCGGGTATACTTTCCAACATGCGTTCCATGATGGCTTCATAAGACTGATCTTCAAACATCTTCGCCAATCACCTCCTCGATCTCCAAGGTTCCTTCATCTGTCACAACATCAAAGACCACCTTAAAGGCTGCACCCTCTTTAGTGATTTCAATATCTTGAACACTTTCGATTCTTTCATCTACTAAAAGAGCTTCTTCAATGAGCCGCGGGATCTCCATTTCCTTGTATTCGTCCGTTGATTCTTCATCAGACACAGCTTCTTGAACCTCACATCCTACATCATGGCTATAAACAGCATGTGAATATCGTTCCGTTCGCAAAGCCATATAGACGAATTGGCGAATGGCATCAAGACCACTTATCTTTTCATTTGTTAAACGGCCAGACTCGAAATCGATTCGGTAGGTGGTCGAAGGTTCAACAACATCCTCTTCGTCCTCATCCATATCCTCAATTTCTTCTTCAGGTGAAAGAGCCATCATGAACCACCTCCTACTACTTTATCCAAGATGTAAAACGTCTGGCCGCCTGTCATAGCAAGGACCATGACACTATCGCCTTCTTCGAGTGCATCATCCTCCCCTTCGTCCAATCGAGCTGGCCAGATAAGAAGTTCTTCTGGAATGATGAGTTTGTCATTTTCGTTGAGCCTAACACTAAGAGGAGAAACAGACACAACATCACCGAGTATCAATTCCATTGGTGATTGTGCATCAACAGCATCGACAGCCAATCGCTTAATTGCCTCGCTTAGTTTCATGTCTGGTTCCCCGTTGGGATCGTATTCTTTTCAACGACATCAATCGTCATGGTGTGTTTGGTTCCTTTAAATTCATGGCTGTCTTGATCGATCCAGTACGTTTTTTTGATACCGATATCAGGAATGATGATGCGTATTGGCATGCCGCTTTGTAATCCAGGAATACCTAGAGCTTGGATACTTTTGAGTTCTTTTTTCACGCCCTTTTTCTGTGAGAGACGAACATCAGCCCTCTTTTGCAGCTGTGCCTGATTGATTTCCCCTGACACTCTTTCGACGTGCTGCAGGATGCCGTATTTACTTCTAGCAGCACTATCATTCGCCACAGCCAACATCTCAATCTCTTTCTTTTGCGTAACAGTTTTCGGCTTCGTAGGTTTGGTCGTTTTCTTATCTTTCTCTTTGTCTGTAGTCTTTGATTTCTTTTTTTCCTTCTTTAAAACTTTGATTTTTTCAACACGCGTGGCCCTCATCTTCACACGAGTTGCCGTTTCTTCTATGGAAGTACTGTACTGATAATCAATGAGATTGATACCCGCCTCAATGACCCAAACTTCGGACGGATCAGGCCACGCTCTCAGCCCCATCTTTCCTTTAGCAGAATAGATTTGATAGTTACGCCCTGTTTGCTTCTTTGTTTCTTTCAACGCCTGCAGGATGATGTCATAAAGGCTTGTATCGTTTTTGAATACAAGTGATTTAATGACATGGCCAGTGTTAGTGATCGACGTCATCGGGATCTGAAAATCTTGACCAAGCCGCTTCATTATCTGATCAGCTCTCTTATTGGAAAAGACATAGACATCCTGGTTCTTCACCAAATACTGAAGCATGTCATAAGCAGTAAAAGTGAGCTTTTCGTCCTTCGGTGTTCTTGCAAACACTGTTCCTCGAAAGAGTTCTTTTCCTTTCCACTTGAAAAGAACCGTGTCTCCTTCTTTGATGCTGTAATATTTTTGTGAACCCTGTTTAGTCATGATCGTTGCTTGTATTGAGCGAGGGGCTTGATACCTTTGCCCCCGAAGTGTCACGCTCTCTGTCACAAGCTCGTACATGGTGCCGCTTCTGATGGCAAAAAGCTCAATCAATGTCAGCCCCCCTATTGTGGTATTTTCAATTTTTGACCAGGGAAAATCCAATGCCCTGGTTGTCTAATATTGCGTCTACTCCGCTTGATCATCGCGGCTTTATTCGCATTCCAAATGCGGCGCCATTTTGTGCTATCACCATAGAAGCGGCCAGAAATATCCCACAATGTATCGCCCTTTTTAACGGTGTACACTTTTGGTGCGCCTTTTGAGCTGCGTTTTTTGCTGCTCTTTTTGGCTTTCCGTTTGATTTTTCTAGGTGATGCCGTTTTGTATTCTTTCAGCTGCAGCGTGAATTCACGATCGCCCACATCATAAGTACCTTCATTGTGATTGAAGCTTTCTATGCTGCATTGCATATTGATTTTCGTCCCTGTGACAATAAAGCGTACAGGCTTTTTCGACTTCATGAATCGCTCTATTTTGGCGATCGCATTCTCTGGTAAGGGAATGCTTTTATATTCAGCAATCGGTGTATACTTCTTCGGGAAAAAGGAAGTAAACGAAATTTGGCGAGCCCCTGGTACATCTAAGAATGTGAGCTCACCAAATTTTGATACTTTGATAGATTCATTTTGTACGTTGTTGTTCAGTTCAAGTTTTTCAGGAAGAACAGGGAATCGCAGTTTGTCCTTCCCTTGCGAAATCCACATTTGATATTTTGATTTAGCCATCGATCACGACTCCCTTCGTTCCTGTGTTGATCTCTACTTCTAGTTCTTCAGCTATTGATCGTTTGATCTTTTCAACAAGTGAATCTTCATCTTGGCCGTTATGGAAGTGCTGATCACCATTAAAGTTAATGATGACCTGTTTTGACCCACCAGAAGCAACCGGTGCATTCGATGTGCCAGCTGTTATTGTTTGCACTTGCCCTTGTGAAAGCTCAGATGATGAATTGGCCGGATCATATACATCCATTCCAAGTGCTTGTGCAGCTTGCGCCAACAAGTAGCGGCCACGTATGCCGCGCTCTTCAGGAATAATCCATTCACGCTTGTTTCCTTCACCGACTCTGGCGATTTGTTCTTGCGTGATTAAACCACCGTTTGCATAACCCTTATATGGTCCACCGTTTCTGATACTTCTAAGACCAGGCGTATTATAGACACTTCCATATCTGCCTTTGATGTAGTTGATAGCAGCTGCAGCATTATGAATCGGGTTCCAGATGTCGTTCATGCCACTTGCCTTGTTTGAATTAAAGGTCGGATCAATGGTCTGCATCAATCCTTTAGACGGCGTTCCTCTCTTGGCGTTTGAATCCCATAGGTTGATCGCTTTCGGGTTTCCACGTGACTCATTCTGCGCGATCGTCATCAAACCAGGTAGCCAGCTCGTTGATGTGCCGGTTGCCATTAGAGCAGCCATGAGCCATTGTTGAACACTCAGGTTAGATGCACCCATTCCGCTAAACGCAGCGATTAAGGAACCCGCTTGATTCTCAGCGAATTTCTTCACGTCAACCGAATCAAGACCTTTGACGACACCGATCGATGCGAATTTCCCAAGACTCATCATGACACGTGAAGGGGAATGAATATCTAATTCCTCTCTAAACGCCTGTTCTACTTTCTTCGCCATGTCCTTTGCCGCTTGTGTCACTTCACTTCCTTTTGACCTCATACCGCTATTAAATGCGTCAATTAGTCCAGCTCCCCATGTAGGTGACTCTTGGCGAGCGGATAAGAAAGGTTGCCTTACATTTTGATCTAAGAATTGACCTGTGCCAGTTGGTGTCATGTTTTGACCTGCAGCAAAGCCGGTGACAGTTTGTGCTCCATACTGCGGAGTCGCTGCCTGAATTTGAGTAAATGGCTGCTTAATATTAGCTTGTTTCCACTGTTCAAGTGAAACGACTTTGCTGGTTAACCCTTTTTCAAAGTCAGTGCTAAACTGTTCCCCGTATTTTGATGCGTTGGCCGCGTCTCCAATTGATACCGATCCACTTGTAGAAGTAGAAACTGATGAAGCAGCTGCCGGTCTCATTGGAGACGATGAGCCTGCTGGAGAGGTTGGTGATGCACCGTTTGGCACAACAGACATTCCAAGGTGAGAAGCAGCCTGAGCAAGTAGCATCTTCCCTCGACCTTTGTTGTTTTCAGTCGGGATGACAAACTCTTTCCCCGCCTCGCCGATCCATGAAAGTGTTGGTTTTGTGATATATCCACCAGTGGCGTTACTTGCTGGTTTCTCTTTCTTTTTCAGCTTTGTCTTTTCTTCACCTTTTTTAATAAAGACATTAGCAACTTTCCCACTAACTTCGTTAATTTTACCGAATACATTTCCAACAATGTCAAATAGACCTTTCCAGGTGCTGGTTAACTTTTCTGCATGATCTTTTAGTGGGTTAAAAACATACTTCTCAAACCAGCTACTTACTGTTTTCCATATAGCCTTGATCGTTTTCCATGCTTCATCAAATTTCTCCCACACGAAGGTAATCGCTGGCTCTGCATACTTTTTATATGGTTGCCACACATACTCATCAAACCATTTGGCAAGTATAATCCAAGTGGTTTTAATCCAATTCCACGTGCTTTTAAACATGTTCCAAATAAACATGATAGCTGGTAATCCAACATTGATGAAAGGCTGCCATACGAAGGTATCAAACCATACCGCAAATGTGCCCCATACGAATTGAATCCAATTCCAGAACTCCGTCAACTTAGTCCACACCCAGACAATGGCTTCAATTGCCACTGATCCAAATGGTTCCCAGACGTAAGTCATGAACCATGCTGAGAAAACGGACCATGTGATTTGTATCCAGTTCCACAATTCAACGATCTTGTTCCAGACAAGAGTGATCGCAGCAACCGCAACTTGTCCATACGGAGTCCATACATTGTCCATGAACCATGTTGATGCAGCTCCCCAGACGGTACTAATCAATTCCCATGCAACGACAAAAACACCAACCACAAAGTTGATGATTGGTACTGCAAAGTTATAAATAGGGAGCCACACGTTATTCATAAACCAAGAGGAAAGCTGACCCCATTTCTCAGTGATCCAGGTCCATGTATCTTCGAAGAACGTTGTAATAGGTGTTAGAACATTATCATTGAACCAACCGGAAACAGTGCTCCATGTTTCTTTAATCCATTGGACTGCATTTTCTGCACCTTTGACAATCTCATCCCATTTCTTTTGGATAGTTCCGTTGTCGAACATCTTTCCTATCCAATTGCCGAGATCACCGCCAAAGATGCTTCCTAATACTCCACCGATAGCCGTTCCGATTCCAGGGGCGATCATTGTTCCGATTGCCGCTCCACCGATCCCGCCACCTAGATTCCCGACAAATCCACCGATCTTCTCGCCTTTATTGCCATTATTCATGCCTAGCAGTTCTGTACCTGCTATTGCTGTACCGAGAATAGGGATACGTTTTCCGATGCTCTTTGCACCTTTACCGACTTTACCTAACAATCCACCGCCACGCCCTTGGTTTGGCGTTGTTGGTCGTACCGGCTCACCTCTATTGATCCAAGGCTGACGATATTCAGGAGTTCGTGGGTTCCTCGGCGGTCGACCTGCTCCTCCAGATCCACCGATTACACCACCGCTCGTTCCTGCTCCCATCCCGCCTCTTAAACCTTTGCCCCATTTATAGACAGCAAAGGCTCCAGAAAGAATGGATTTGAGCGGCTTTAACAACGTGGCCACTTTCCCCAGGAATGCAAGCGCAAACGCATTGGCAATCAAAGCACCAGCAATTGATCCTTCTCCAGTAAGAGCATTCAAGTTGATCTCACCGATCTTCTTGGTGATACGAATTCCCAATTGCGCTGGATCAAGAGCTTCTAAAAAGGATTCAATGAAAATACGCCCTGCTTTGGCTCCTGCATCAGTGAAACTGTCCTCGGATGATTTGTCATCAATACCAAGTAGACCGTTGATCACACCGTTTATGATGCCACCATAAGTCTTACCGACATTCTCGGCCATTTTGAAAAGACCTGGTTTCCCAGTCTTATCCCACCACGCTCCGAAAACATCCTTCGTGTTATCAAGGACGAGCTTCCATCTTGTCTCAAAGCTCATATCTCGATATTTCTCAAGCTGTTCAAAGTGTTTTTGCAATTTGGGGTTATCCTTAAATTTCACTTTGAGCTCTTTCATTTGCTTCTTGGAAAGTTTTTCTCCAGGGAACAAAATTTTGAACTGATCACCAATAAATCCGAAAACACTCTTTGTCGGATTCAGGAAGCTGTTAGCGAATTTCTTGCCCGCCTTTTCAGCTTTGTTTGATAGATCAGTCAGCACAAAGGAATATTCCCCACGCCACGTTCTAAATGCTTCTAACGCAGGTTGAAACGCAGCTGCAAGTCCTTTACCCCAAGGCATAAGAATGCTGTTGTTGATGAATGATTTGACACCCAGGAATAAGTTGGCCAAGTTATCGGACATTTTGATCATCATGTCGTTGTATTTGCCAAATTCCTTCGTTACTTCCGGCCATGTCTTAGAGATGTCTTTTCCGCTCTTTGCAAGATTTTCGAGTTTACCTCTGGCATCACCAGAGATAGCCCCCATTTCTTGCAGCGCTGCCGTTGCGTCACCGATAGGACGCCCCGATTTAATGCCGTCATATAAACGCCCCATCCATAGCGCAACTTCGGAAAACGGTCGTTGAACACCTGCAGCAACGTCCCCGACTAGCTTCATTCCTTCAGTCGTAGAAAGGGCATTGCCCGTAAATACTTGGAGAACACGACTTGACTCGAAAATCTCATCACGAGTAAATGGCGTTTGACCAGCAAAGGCCGTCAGCTCGTCCAGACGTGCATCTGCTTTCCCTCTGCTGCCGAGCAGTGTTTCAAAAGCCGTGGTCATGTTCTGTCGATCCGCTACCATTTTGAGCGGCACAACAATACCGCCTGTTGCACCGGCACCGACTCCAAGCAAACCAAGTGTACTGGTGACAGCTGACACAATCCCCCGTAATGGCTTTGTGATAAGATCAAGGACCTTGATTGTGGTTGTGTAAGTCCGTCCCAAATGGGTATTCGCAAATGAGACAGCTCCACGTACTGGAGCGGTGAAACGGTCGATCGCATTGATCGCCACCCTGTATTCAGTCCCTAACGTGTTCCGTGTATAAGACGCTATACGGCTGACTGTTCGTCGAACCATATCAACGGCTCTAATGGTATAGCTGTAGCCCCGGCCAAGCTGACGCGCTGCATATGATGCAATACGTTTGATCCCTGCGGTCGCACGATCATAGACCGTTATGGCAAACCGTTCTACTTTACCAAACTTCCGATCGATGTAACGACGTAGCCTGACAAGTCCTGGTGTTGCCTGATCTTTAATACGCATCAGCACGCTATGAGTACGCGGCATTTTACGTTGTATAAAGCCGTTGAACTTTTTCAATGCTTTTGTGGCCAGATCATTTACTTCAATCGTCAACTGATAAGTTCGAGCAAGGTCACGCAATATGAAACGCTGAACACGTCTTAATGCAATCGTGGCATTGTCTCTTACTCTCAATGTGATTGGTCGCTCTGATCTGCGGCGCAATCTATCAAGGCGTTCCATATCTCCTCTAATCAAACGCAATTTACGCGTGATCCGGTCTTGTAAATCAAACCGAGCGGTTAAACGAGCCATGTCTTATCCTCCTTTCTTCGATTCCTTTTCAAGCACTTCTAATTTATGGGCTATTAACCCAAATAAAAAGGCCTTAAATTGCCTTGGCGCTTCATAGACCTCTAAGAGTTCAGACGGGGAGTAATGAAGCTCATGCATGCAGTAATACAGATACACAGCCTCTTTGTTCCCGTCTTTTATTAGTTTTTTGCTTCAGTTTCAAGGTCCTCAATTTCATCTTCAAACCCATTGACCTCAATGGCTTTGTTTAACCAGTTCGCATATTCACCGCCGACAGACAGGACACGCTTTGCCACTTCGACTGGATCTTGGGTGCTGTATGCCTCACGCAATTCCTTTGATTTGAAATCAGGGTAAATGGTTGATTCAACCGCGATACGTGCATAGAAGCGTTGAGAATCCAAGTCTTTTACACGTCCACGACCTTTAACATTTTTGAACGTTGTGTTTTCCTTCTCCAATTCGTCAATACGTTCAGTTGTAATGGCTTTAAATACGAATGGGATCACTTTACCTTCTTTATCAACGAAACGCTTTGAAATGATTGATTTGACCTCTTCCGCTTCTGTTGTTTGTCCTGGCATAAAGAATGAAAGATCATATACGTTGTTTGTTTGTTTTTCGCTCATGTTTAAAAACTCCCTTTGATTTGTTTTTTTGAATGCAAAAAAGCACATCCATTTTTTGAATGTGCTTTCCAATCTTTTAATGTATAATTGAGAACGTACAATTGAACGGCTTGCTCAAGGGTGTCTGGCTCATCCCCGATAGGAAGGGGGTGATGCTCATGTCAACGTTCCAAGCGATTTCCCTAATGCTTTTATTCGGGATGTTTATCCTTGCTTTGTTGACGTATATAAACAAAAAATAGACTCCCCTTGAGCTTTGGACGGTTGAAGGGAAAGTCTATCCTTAAAACTATCTAATTGATAAGCCAGCCCCTTGAAGGGCCTCATTGTACATTGCCGGGATGTTGACGCATCCTGGCTTCTTTTTATTGTATGCAAATCACTTTGCATGTAAACAAGTTTTTTCTCGAATGGTGAATGGTGGGTTCACTATTATCCCATGTATCCCATTTATCAAAAGTATATCATATTTGTACACAAAAGTGAAAATACCTTATTTAAAAACACTCACTAGTCAGTTCTTTTGTTACATTTTCTATGGTGATTAAATTTTAAAAGGAATCTTTCAGCTTCTCAGGAAGATCAAAGTCCTCAAACGTGAAAGGAACCTCTTCTTCAAGTGCCTCTGAATCGACATCTAGTCCAGCAATTTTAGCTGAATCAAAGTTCACATCAAACAATGTGACACGCTCTGTGCCGCGGCCAGATGATTTGTCATCCAGTACAGCTTGAATGGTGAAGTATGGATCTTGTCCTTTCTTTACATAGTTCAGCATGAGCTGAACGAAACGTGATGTGACTTTATAGAAAGTCGCTGTGCCAGTACCATTCGCACCGGTTGTCTTGTGACCGGTCATACGACGGCCCATGACATTGACCTCTGATTTGTTTTTCTCCACGTTCGCTTCAAATGTTTTAATAAACGCCAATTCCTCACCATCGAGGAATAAGCGTCCTTCCTTACCTGAAATGGTATTTTGAGCTTTAAAAGCCATCTTATTTCACCTCTACATTGAAATAGAATTTTTCAGCTGCATCAACAGGTTGAACAGCTAGATCAATCAAGAAACCGTCACGATCTTCATTTAAAGCGATCGTAATATCTGTTTCAGAGTCAAAGCCAGTGATTCCAGATCCATCTTGGAGCTGCGTGAGATATTGTGTGATGAGTGTTTTCACAAGCTGCAGCCCATCATCAGATGCAGGAATGTCATTGCCGTTGGCTTTGCGTAACTTAATCAAATCCTTCAATTCACGTGTGAGATCGTTGTTGATCGCATCGAGTACACGAATGATTTTGTTTTTAGCAAATGTCTTGTTCTTCTCGGTTGTGTAAGTCGTTAAGGAGTTGATGTCCTTCTCAACGCTTACTGTGCGATCTCTCGCATCAAACGTGAACAAGAATTCGCCTTGTGACAAGCGGTATTCAACTTGATCATTATCCAAGCGCTCTAACGTATCCACAGCCCCTTCATATTCCACAAAGGTTAATGACTGATTGAAGTTTGCACCTGCAGATGCACCGGCAACCCATGCAGTTGCTTTGGCTGGGGTGATCTCTGTGCCATCTTCTAGCACGACACCGCTTGTGACATTGATAATTCCTTCATGATTAGCTTCATAATTCGGTAAAACACCTTGCACCTTACGGCCTTGATCATCACGCAAACGCTTGACGAAGGCCACAAATGTTGCTTTTAGTTGCGTACTAGTGTTATTAGGCAGCGCGATCACGTCAAAGTATTCTGTTTCAGCTGCATCTAAGAAAGCTGTATAGTCTGCGACACTTGGCACGCCGTTTTTCCCGCCGCTTAGTGTTACGCCTGCTGTGATAGTCACTTCACCTTCACCTGAAAATTGAACGTATTTATTTTGCTTCAGCTCTTTGACATCAGTGACAATCTGCTTATCCACAATGTCTGTACCAACGTAAGTCACCACATCACGCTTGGAGCTGTCCAATACGTTTTCAGTAACTTGGATCGTGACCTCATTGCCTTTTTGTCCGCCATAATTGGCAAGCACATTGAAATTCTCGCTGATCTGAGCCTTTGCAGGTTCACCCTCATTCAAGCGATATAAAAGAACCGTCTGTGCTTTTTTCTTCGCTTCTCGGAAAAGAAGAAGCGACTTGTCATCGATGTTTAATCCGACTTTTTTATTTAAGTCCTCGATGCCTGAGATAGAGATAAACGTCTTAGGCTCTCCCCAACTCATTGTGATTGGGAGTGCAACGGTGCCGCGATCGCCTAAAGTAATTCGCTGCTGTGCTGTGGTTTTGAAATTGAAGTAGATACCAGGACGCTTCTTTTCTGTACCTGGCGTGAAAGTACCTCCATTCATGCTTAAACCTCCTTAGACAAAAAAGCATCAATCTGCTTCTTTGCTTCTGTTTTTGTAATTGGTTGATCTTTGATATAAAAAAGAGCACCTTCAAGGATTTCAGGCTTTACGCCAAACAATTCCTTGCTGTGCTCTTTCAAGGCTTCAAATGAAAATGCTGCTTCTTTAGGAAGAACCGGAGCGGCTTTCTCTTCTTTCACCGGCTCGCTTTTATTCTTGGCCACTTTTTATCACCCCGTCTGAAAAATTTATGTCGTCTAGGCTTGGCTGCTCGTCTCGGTTGTACCAATAAGCACTATCCCATGTGAGGACAATCGTTGCCACGCCTTGATCATCATTCCTAGTTTCTGCTCTCTTAATGCGGACATAATCATCAAGCGGTTCACCTTCTTCACTGACCATCTGAATGATATTCCGATCAGCTGACAAGGCATCTACAATCGATTCAGCTGCATCATGAGCCTGTCCAGAGTCCTTGTGAAACACTTTAATATGCAGCGTGTAGGTTTTAAGGAACGTTGAAACAGTATCGTTTCTTGTATTGACCCATGCTGCAGGAAAGTACATCGATGGGACCTGAAACTGTTCAGGAATTTTCTTTTCGTAGACCTTCACAGGAAACTTCCTATAACAATAATTCATGATGGCGCCGACTTCTTGATTCATCTAATCACCGCCTAAATTGTTCATCAATCCATTGCTGCAGCTTGCGATCTAGTGATTGTTCAAACATCTGTTCAAAGATGGATATTGCATTTTCCCAATAGCCGCTACCTTCAACCCATTGAAATTTCAAAAGCATTCCGGTGTCAGCATTTGGATCGTATTCAAACCGGTCACCAACCCATCTGCCAGGAACCCATCGTCTGTCCTGATTCTTGGAAGGATCAATGGTAAAGTGACCATCGTTTGTGTACGACGCGTATTCTAAGTTGGTCCCTACATCCAAGGTCAGACCGCCGCTGCTCATAGAAAAGACGTTTTCTTGGTCTCCTTTTTGGAATGAGTTGAGCAAACGGCGAGCATCCACCGTTTTTGTACGAATGACCTCATCCTGAACAATATCAAGGAACTCATAACCCATTCCTTCGAGCCATTCTTCATATTCAGCTTGCAAGCCGCCATTAACAGCTGCATTCAAGTCCTCAATGAATTGATCAAGACCATCAATCCTCATAGGCTTTCACTCCTCATCGCTACCACCTCAATGTGGTGATTTTTGATCTGTCTGGGCTTTTGGAGTTTCAATGTCACGCCTTCCCATACCACTTTGTCATTTACTCGGACATCAGCATTACTAGGAAAATGAACAAGGTACGATTGATGAATGGTTGCGTTTGGCTCCTGCTGTGTGATGGATTGGTTTTTCTCCGTAAAATAACATGGCTGCGCAACTTGATCAGGCTCATCAGGATATGAAAAGACCGGTTGCGCATCCTGAACCGGCACACCAAAACGATCTTTTGACAGCGGCTTATTCTGTAGGTGGAAAATATCGCATTGATCCGTCAACAATGATTGATAGCTCATAATGATCTCAACCTCATTCTTACACTTGCCGGATCTTCCGGTGGATCAATTGGCTCAATGAAATCTATCAACAGATTATACACATCTGGCTTTGAAACGGCGTTACCATCTGCCAACGTGTATGAATAGTCGCCAATCTTTTCTGACTTGTACCCTTTGATGATTGATTCATCCCCGTTGATCAGTGCGAAGAACTGCGCCATTTTAATCAATGCGATCTTCGCCTTTTCAGGAAGTGGCTGATATTTTTCACTTGTGAAATCATGACCTACGATCTTAAATACCTCAGCTTCAGCCTCGATGATGTCACTTTCCAATAGTTCATCTGAGCGGTTTTTAACAGATTCAAAGACTGTATATGCCCTAACATCTTCAGGAGAGATCAGCATCAGCCTTACTCTCCTGCTTTTTCTTGTTGCTGTTCAAGGATGAAGGCAATTCTTTCACTCTTATCTTTGAGCTGAGTCGGATCGCCGCCAAGATCAATAACAATGGCTTCTTGTTCAGTTTTGTTCATGCCCTTCAGTTCTGTTTCAGTGTAGATTTTTACTTCTGATGTCGGTTCTTCTTCCTCTTTCGCAGGCTCATCCGTTTTTGGATCATCGGCAGGAGCTTTTACTTCCTTACAATCAAAGAACTCATTGCCATCGAGATATTGAAAAACCTTTTTCTCGATTTCCTTTACTTGATTAAGAAGAAAGACATGACCCATCACAGCGTATGTCTTTCCCTTGATCAATTCGGCTGTATACATGTTGATCACTCCTTGACCTTGACGATCTTAGCAACAGCATCTTCTTCCTCAAATTTGCTGTCGAGCTTCGCAGTCAACACAATGATGAATTTACGTCTGCGGATGTCCTTATCAACTTCAATGCGGATGTTACGAGAGAAGCCAAGGATAATGTTTTTCGGATGAGTAAGTAAGATGTCTGAAACGTCTGTGCCATCCTCTCCCATTCCATATGGCTGCATGTTTGCAATACCTTTGACTGGAACACCGAATGCGGAAGAAAGTCCACCTTGTACAGCTGCATCCCCTAGATTCGTTTGACGATCTGCCACTTTGTCCTTCCACTCGACTTCTTGGCCAGGAGACGTGTAAAAACGGAATTCTTGTGGAATGCGCAGATATTTTGCCGGAACAGCTTTGTATCCTTGTTTGAATACTTGGCGTGTAAGTGGCTCGCCAGCTACATCTACAATATGAGATTCCGCTTGTTTGCGGATACCATCAAGTTGAGCAAGGTAAGTATCCTCAGATTTTGTATCACCGTTTAGGATCAACTCTTCAATGTCTACTGCCGCTCGTTCCGCCAACATTTGCATGATGGTATTCTGTAAATTATCACCCTCGATGTTATTTTCAAGCGTGTCATATGTGATGTTTACTTCAGCGATCACTTCTTTTGCAGTTAGCTGAACAGTGCTTGTTGTTGGCGCAACACGGTCTTTTGCCTCAAGCGCTTTGCCTTCTTCTCCTGCACGCAAGATACGTTGGCCAAAACCGATTTTTTCAATCTTTTGCGAATCGCTTTCCATTGGAATGACACGTACATCTTGCAGCAGGGTTGGTGTGTTTTGCACCATACGAATAAATGTAGATGCTTGCGTCGGATTCATGAGACCGCCTGTCTTTAATGTACCAAGCGTCACTTCCGCTTTGTTAATTACCTCTTGATTTCTCACTCTAGTTCCTCCTTTTCTCGGCTTAAAGCAAGCCGCCCCATACCGTTTCAGATTTTTGTACGTCTTGTTGTTGTGCATCCTCTACACCATTACCTTGCGGACGTGCTTTTTCAAGCGCTTCGACTCTTTCAACAACTGGAGCCAATGCCTTTTCTACAGCTGCGGCCATTTCTTTTGCAACAGCTTCATCTGGTTGATTTTCTTGCGGATCAGTTTGCTGCTCGCCTTCTCCTTTTCCAAGGTCTTCCAGTCGTTTTACAACCGGTGCAATTGTGTCATCTAGCATCTTTTGCAGATCTTCTTTTTTCACTTCTTCGTTCTCCTCCTTCTCTTCAGCTTGACTCAACAGATTGTCGATAGCGGCTCTTGCATTTTTTAGCTCATTCAGGTTAGCAGCTGAAAACTTTCGGCCAGCTTTTGCGACTTCTTCAGGTGGGTCAGTTTGGATCCCCGCTAAGTCATCAGTAAGCAAAATCTCTTGTGTGATTTCCACAAAGTCTTCCAGTGCTGCTCTTACTTTTTCAGGATCAGTTTCTAAACCATCATCCTCGTAAGAATCCCATTTATACAAAACGGAATTCAGCGCATCTTGTGCCGCCCAAAACTCACGACGCATGCGGCCTTTGTCGTATCTGTTCTTTACTTCTCCTTTTGATAAAAAGAAGTTTTTGAGCAAAGAAAAAAGCCCCTTCTCTTCAGAAGCTGGCTCACGCTCTTGTTTTACTATGTCTGCTGTTCCGGCCATTGAATATCCGGTGATCTCACCCTTTTGAATCTGTTCCCAAATTTCATCAGATGCTTTTGTCACAAGGACCCACGATCCTTTCTTGATAACTTCACCACCCATTTCAAAGTCAGACGGAGCAATGTACGATTCAACGACTTCCCCGACACCGCCTTGGAAATCATGCTGCTTGTCGATCTCACGCGCATCCTTCAAGAATCCGTGAGCCGCTTTTTCGATCTCTTCTGGTGTCATATAATCCCCATGTGCATCAGCTACGTTTGGTTCGTATACAATACCGTACACAAGACGCTGCGCATCATCAGCTTTTGCTATGACCTTGATCTCTTTTTGAAAGTCTGGCTGCTTTTCTGACTTCATAAAAAAGAACTGCTTTTGATTAGCAGCCTTGTCCACGTATGAAACGTGTGTGATTTTTGCATTTATCAATTCGCGTGGCATTTCATTCACCTCCTTTCAATAATATTTAGAAAACATCATTCAAATATGTTAAGTTCTTCAGGAATTCCAGACAAGAGCAATTCTTTATATTTATCTTCAATTTCTGAATGTTGTTTAAAAAAATCATTTATCCACCTATTTAGATACCTAGGTGGATAATTTTTATGCTCGCAGTTTTTTATGGCTAGAGCAATATCATAATCCATTTGAAATTCTTCAATATATTTAGTAACTAAATACCTGTTCCTATTACCCCAGTTAAAATCACCACTTATACGATTTTCTTTAAACGCTTGAGTATAGAATAAATTAAAGAAATTCGTACCTTTTAATATCTCTAATTCTAATTCATTAAATGGTTCCCAATTGCTCTTTTTAGAAAAAAGATCAGAATCAACATTGTTAAACATATGAGTATAGCATTCGTCTAATTCTTCTGGTGGTATAAGATTATTTTTTATTAGATTCAATAGAATTCTATAATCATTTGCAGAACAAAATTTGTTCCACATAGACCTTATAAATGAACTTTCACCCTGAAAATTCTTAACATAGTTAGGATTTAAGTCTATTAGCTCAATAGCATAAGAATCATTTTCATCTAATATTAGAAATTTAATGATTTCCTTTGGATAATAATCTAAATCCAACAGTGCAAACCAAACTGAACTCTTATTTGAATCCAATAAGGTGAAGTCATTAAAATTTTTATCAGCTGTTATGTCTTTCAAATCTTGGAAAAATATTTGAAGATCTTTTCTATCTATTGAATGTGGTATTTGACTTACCAACGGATTAATACTTGCATTAGGAGCCGTAATGTTAGGGTCATAGAATTCTTTAATTTGTTCCAAAATATATTCTTTACTCCCATTCACTCTAAATTTCATAGAGTTAGACTTTAAAAAAAGCCAATATGCTTCTACATGTGCATCTCCTATTTCGTTCCCTTTCGCATGTGCACAATCATTACGCCTATTTTTCCAATACATATATTGATTTATTAAATCGTCATTTAATGAGAAAATTGGCTTTTTTTTATTATTTACAATTTTTATTACTGTGGCATCCCAACTATCATCTTCCAATAAGGTATTTTGTAATTGAGACCATTCTCCACTTTGATAATTCTTGGGTGTCCTAGATTCTAAAATTCGATCTTTTAAAACTGTTTGAAAACCTAGAAAGGAAAATAACAAAGCTGCCCTATATGCTGAAGCTTTATAACATTCTCCACTCTCATTAAATAATGATTTTGCTTCATCACTAAAATTTTGTTCTTCTGTCCAATTTAAAAAAGGAATTTTCATTAAATAATCACCATTCTTTCAATTTCGATATGATGATTTTAACATTATTAATTAATTTTTCCTATTTTTTCTTTCTCCTCGACTGACAATTCAAAAAAAGAGCAACAGAAAGTTGCTCATTACTTTTAACGTATAAATTGAGGATAATATTTTTTAAAAAAGCTAATCGGAGGAAAGTAAGGATAATAAGGATTATAGGGTGGATATAATAAATAACATGGTGGACAACACATTCTTCCACCTGTATCATCATCACACCATTGACAACACAAATCAGGCCATGGCGAATCAGGATATGGACTGTAAGGCATGTTAGAATTAATTTGTTTACTATTCACATTAAACACTCCTAAAATAGTTAATCAGGATTATGCATATGAAAAGTAACAATCAAATGAAACTTGTCAGTTTAAAATCTGCCCCTAATCATTTTTATCTGCTCCAACAACTTCCTGTCGAATAGCTTCTTTTTCCTCAGCCGACAAACCCAAAATGACTGGGTCTACCACAGGACCAACCGCACAATGACAGTTCACTCGCTCTTTGGGAGAAAGCTTAGTATCTCTCGGAAACATGCACCGCTCTCCGCTTCCTGGTATCTCAAATTCTTCATCGAGTGGAATGATCGTGCCGTCCAGCTGCAAATGACTATCCCTCGACTGATTCTTTTTCCCGCCACTGTGCTTCCACTTCTTCCCCGTCACAGCTGGAGATTGTACATAAGATTCATGTTGAGCAACAGAAGAAGCCGTCAACACTTCTGTTACAGCTGTCACACGTGCGCGCTTCCGGCTGAATTCAGGAAGGTCCTTCAGCTCCAATTCAATCTCCTGGATAGAGCGGCCTTCTGTTATGCCATCTTTCAGTGTTTGCTCAATGGCCGTATGAGTATTCAGCTGCATAAGCTGCGCCAACTCCTGCGACCATGATTCAATCCACTCTGTGGTTCTTTCAGATAAGACCTTGAAAGGAATATCTGCATCGATGGAATGCATGATCTTCTCAGCCAGCTGTGTGACGGTAAGAGTCAGAAAGACAGCAGTTTCTTTTCCGAACAGCTCCGCAAATTCATCTGAAGTGAATAGATCATTATTAAAAAACGCTAGAATTGATTCTAACGTCTCCGAATCGTCCTTGGATATAAAACCATTCAATTCATTCAAAAAAATCCTGCGTTGCGATCTGAGAAGTTTTGCGGTGGTTTTCTCATACTCTTCCACCAAAGAGGGAACGTCCTTCAGTTCAGGGAAATCAGCTACAGCTGCTTCTAGTTCTTCAACCTCATCCGATTCCGCTTTTTGCACAAAAACATTGATGCTTTTGATCAGCTGATCGATCTTACTCATTTGCGTATCTCCTCTAGTTCATCCCTGACATCTTTTAAGAGATGGATCAGATCTTCTTGGGAACCCGCAGATTTTTGAAGCACTGTGTCAAGCAAGCTAGTTGATGCTTTTGGCTTAGCCTCAATTGGTCGGTGATATTCTTCTTCTGGCCATTCTTCTAAAGTTTTCCCAAGAATACGGCCAGCCAGATCACGCAGGTCATTCGGTGAAACCGCTCCTGCTTGTATAAACGGTGTAAGAACCTTTGCAATTTCGAGCGGATCACGAAAATCAGGACCATTTAATATGAGTCGCACATGCCAGAGATTGAGATCAGGAAGAAAGAGTGTATTGAGCTTGCCAGTGATGATCATTCTCTCCGGCTGGAATACCTGTTCTTCTGTCGTTTTTCGAGCGGTGTCAGCTGTAGCCTTGTTATAATCCTGTGATTCGCCCGTGTAGATCGGCGGCAGACGAAAAGAAGAACGTATCTTGTTTCTCGTCTTCTCATCATATTCAAGGAACAGCGCATCCTCCTGGAGAATCTCGGCCAGTGATTTTATATCCACCTTTACATTAGCCGGCTCTTCATCGTTCGATAGTTCATCCTTCTTTGGAATCCCTTCAACTTCAAGTAACAGGAACTTATGTGCATTGTCTGAACCCTCAATGCCGTTCATGTATTCCTGCAGCTGTTCATATGAGGATTCAGAAAGCATTCCATTCTCTACAGTAATTGCAGCCGGCACATGCCGCCCTTGTTTAAAGTACAGATAGTTCAGCTCTTCTGCCTTGCGGGCTCCATACATATTGACGATGTTACCAATCCAACGAGGAACACCATATGTACCGCTACCAATCTTAAAGTGGATGACTTCGCTTGCTACAAGATTAGAAGGGGTGTCTTCTCTGTATTCTCCCGTAGCAGAATTCATGACTCGTGGATCACCGTATTCCTTAAAGAAAACTTTTTTAGTGTTGACCTGCTGCACATACTTCCTGAATCTCTTCTTTCGCTTCAATGATTTCACTTGGCCGTTTTCTGTGTATCGGAAATCGACTTCAACGGGATCGCCCAATTTACAGACTCTCAAGTATTGTGCATCCAGATATTCAATGCCTGCAGGCTTCCCTGTACCATCTCGAAGTACTTCGACAAATCCATTTCCTGTTTTCTCTCGGTCTTCTATCAAATAACCAAGGACCACTTCGGCTGACTCATCATAGTTCATATATCTGCTGAACTCTTCAAGTTGGGTCCATTCTTTCTCAGCTGCCTTTTTCTTTTCCTTTGGTGCATTCTCAGCATTAAAGTCGAAAGTGTATTCAACTCCCAAGCCGAAACCTAGTATGTTGGTTTTATACGCATCGATGCATTGCTGAAGAATGGTAGAATACTCGGCCATTTGTTTGAGCTCTCTGATATTGTATGGCGGCTCGATCACATCATCTATCTCGTAATTAAATCCATCCTCATAAATCTGCTTAGTGGTTTCAGACACATTGGCCTTCATCACTGTTGCTCTGACCGTTTTCATCAGCGTGACCTCCTTTCTCTGTTCGGGCGTATCCGCTCTTTTGGTTTCTCTTTCAGATCGGTGACCTCATAATCATCTAGCGCATACCAGATGGCCGATAACGTATGAGGGTCAATCTTAAATTCGTCTTCTATGATATTACCGTTCTTGTCTGTCTTGTATGTGAGCGGCTGAAGCTCATAGATTGTATTGTTGCATGAGTCGGAACAAATAATTTTTTTGAAACGCTTGATCTTTTTGGTGTACTGCAAGCGTGACCCTTGAAACTTATGAGCAGCCACCATGTTGTATCCCATCTTCCTGAAGTATGCGATGGTTTTCGGTTCAGCTGCATCCGCTTTGATCAGCTCTTTTGTTTTTGTAAATTCGATGAGCTCTTGTACAGTTTCATCATCGGTTGTGCCTTTTTGATAATACTCCCAATAGATGTATAGATATTTCTTCTCGTGATCGACGGCCAGTCGAATCAAAGCGTTATAAGACTCTACGAAACCAAAGTCCATGCCCGCTCTAAGCAAAGGCCGATTGATATTTGAGATGGCCAGCATCACATCTTCATGCGGCTGCACCTCGAATTGAGGAAGAACACGAATTCCGTTAATGCCAAAATGACCTTTTCGGGCTATGCGATAAAGGTCTGGATCGTATTCCTTCAGTTCGTCCAGCTGCTTGATGTAACTGACCGGAAGGAACAAGTTATCTTCAGCTGTAGAATGATGATAATACGTATCGTTGATAGCGATAGTACGTTCCTTGTATAGTGTCTCGTCATCAAGGGTGAAGCGGTTGTTCTGATCATCCTTAAAGAAATGTCTGTACGTCCAATTATCCTGGCCGACAGGGTTCGTCGATAGGATCATGTGCAGCTGCAATGTTGGATGACGCAAACGACCAAGCAGCTCCTTGAATCCCTCGTACTTCACTTCTGAACATTCTTCAATCCATATGATCGAGATGTTGTTGATCGACTTCAGCTTGGCTGGCTTGTCCAAGCCTTTGAAAATGATCCGGCTGCCATTGTAAAATTTAAGCATGAGCGGTGATGTCCGGCACTGAATGACATGATCGAGTCCAAGATCATTCACGATCTCTTCAAACAGCGAAAATGTCGAATCCCTGTGCGTATCATAGACTTCACGAATCACAAGAGAGGTTCGCTTCTCATCTAGCAGCTTTAAGATAAGTTTGAGGGCAATGTGATAGCTTTTGGACGAGCCGTAGCCGCCCACCAAGAATTGAAACTTCTGATCCCAGTCAAAAAGAAAGTCCTCAAAATGTGGATTGACTTCCTTCTCCATCATTTGAACCATCAGCCATCACCTTTATTCTTCCGCTTAATCGTTATTTGTACAGAGTCATCAACAGGTCGAGCGGTGATCCGCTCCAACTCTGCCTCCCTCGTTCGGTTTGCAAGATCAAGGCCACGAAGCCTCAATTCATATTCAGACATTGTTTTCATTATGTCGACTTTCTGCCTAATGGCTTTATCGCGTTGTGCGGTCACACGTGTCAAAGCATCTTCTATGCTCAATATCTTCTCCAGCAGCGGTGAGTCCGTCTCCTCAATCTGGACCACTGCTAGACGTTCATTAGTTATTGGAACAGCTTTAATCAGACCATTTTTATCTGGAGCCTGTACAACGTCTTTCATCTTCCGCATTTGCTGCAAGACTGTCCGCTGCTTATCAGTCAATCCATTCTCATATTTAGTGATCAAGCGCATCATTCTTGTTTCACGAACGCTCAATAATCGTATTGATAGATCAATTTGGTACAAAGGATCAGTCTCAACTTCAGTAAAAAGCTTCTGTTCCTTTGCATCCATGTACTCAAACATGATCGTTTCATATTCACCGGTCTTGAATGAATTCTTGTTCCCTTTAGGAGCTGCGCCACCCCTATTGCCTTTAGCATTTTGGTTGCCAGGTGGCGCTTTACCTCCTTTATTACCTCTGGCGTTCTTACTTCCTTTCGGAGCACCAGGACGTTTAGTAACGTTACCATTGGCTTTCTCTTTTGGTTTAGTAACGTTACCATTCAATTTCTCATCCCAAGAGTCTTGGTTCTTCCATTTTCGGATAAGCGTTTGGGAACACTCTAATTCTTCAGCAATGTCTTTCAGTAAGCGGGTTCCATTGCTTTCCTTCCACAACTGGAATGCCTGATCTCTTTTAGGATTTCTCGGTCTAGCCATTACATATCACCCACCTCCGAGCTGCTGAATTAAGTTTGAGTTTGTTTTCTTTGCTAAAGTTATATAAAAAGTTTTTTTGTTAATAATGACTAAAGGAGGTGTACTATGAATAAATTAAAAAAATTCCCGGAAAAACTGCAAGGAATACTATCTAATAAATCTCAGGAACTAATTATTTTCCCAACAGAACAATGTAATTTTAGATGCACATACTGTTATGAAGACTTTGCGTTAGGAAAAATGTCAAATGAATTAGTTGGTGGAGTTAAGAAACTTCTGTATCGAAGAATTCCAGAATTAGACTTCCTACATTTATCATGGTTTGGAGGAGAACCTTTAGTTGCAAAAGATATCGTTTTTGACATTTCAGAATATGCTTCATCATTAACAAAAAAGCACAGTACTAATTATGTAGGAAGCATGACTACCAATGGCTATAATTTAACCTTAAAAACTTTCTCAAAATTAGTTGACTTTGGAATTACTAATTATCAAATCTCTTTAGATGGATCAAGGAATATTCACAATACTACTCGGATAAGAGCCGATGGAAAAGGTACTTTTGATCGTATATGGAGAAACCTTTTAGATATAAGTAAAAGCGATCTTAACTTTTCCATAACACTTCGTGTGCACCTTGATAGTAACAATGTTGATCAAATTGAAAGTTTTTTAAAAAATCTAAAAAAAGAATTTTTTTATGACAAACGTTTTTCGTTTTTTTTAAAACCAATTGAAAAACTTGGAGGCAAAAATGATGAAAACCTTCATATTATACCTATTAAGGAGAGAAAATTTATTATTGATACCCTAAAGGAAAATTTGTTTGGAGATAACTCCAATAAAACTAATAATGAGCCTTACATTTGCTATGCCTCTAAACCCAATTCTCTAATAATAAGATCTGATGGGAGAATCGGAAAGTGTACTGTAGCTTTAAATGATAAACGTAATTCAATAGGAGAACTCCTTTCAAATGGAACAATAAATATTGATTCTGATCTCCTTGCCCCGTGGTTACAAGGAATAACTAATTTAGACCTAAATGCTCTCAGTTGCCCTTTGCAATCATTACCAAACAATCCAGTTTAGAAAATTCTCTAATTTCTTGAAAGGAGGTGAGGTAATGAGTTCAAAATTTATTGAAGTTAACTCAGAAGGTAAGCTCATTATTGATATTTACGCTTTAGAGAACATGATTCAAGAAAGTCTAAAAAGTGATCCTGGTGTAAAAAGACTTTTAACAAAAGAGACTCCTCTTGTTGTCGAAGACTGTAATGTTTATTGTCCAAAACCATCATAATCAAGTAAGCGCCTGAGGAAGTTTTCTTCAGGTAGCTTATGACTTTTTACATTTTACACCATTTTTAAAATATGACCCGCCAATTTCCCCAGGAGGATAGCAAAGAAAATGGAAAGTCATTTTAAAATCTTTCCCTTTCAAACGGGATCTCACCGCCTGCGTTCCCCGTGACTATCGCGCGCAATACTGCATAGACTCCAGGCGTCCTCCTGTGAAGCTAACGACCTTCATCATCATTCGATACATCCGGGTACACTCTTGATAAGGGAAAGGTGCGTCTCCCAATAAAAAAAGCGGACACCAACCAAGGCACATAAAGTGCTCAATGATCAGCGTCCGCAGGTTCTTCCTTCTGGACAAAATATTCACGTTCGTTTTGCTTGTCTCTATCATACGATGATCCACACAGGAAAAAAGGTCCCCTTTTTATCCCCCTTTTTGTCGGCTTTTTCTCGGATAGGAGTCCAATAAACACCAAAAACCTTGAAAGGTATTAAGCCACTCAAGGTTTTTTATAATATCATTATGAACTAATTTGAATTCATTTTTGAAAGGAAATCTTGAAGAACTAATTTTACTGGTGAATTCGCAGTAGTAGCCAACACATGATTTGCACGTTCTAAAATTTGAGGATGCTCCAATATCAATTTTTTTCCTTCTTCAATTGGAAAACTTCTCAATGTATCAATACAGATCTCAAATAGTTCTTTATCATTGATATTCAACAAATCTATTAAAATATTTAACTCATATTCATTGCACTCATTATCCAGACAGTACGCAATTTTCCGCTGCCACTCTATTGGCTTATTGCGTACCTGATTTGATAATTCTTCCCAATCGTTCAAGCTAAAATCCGAGAGAATCTCACTAGCAATCAAACACCCGTCGTCATACCACGAATCTACCGTTGTATCAGCAGATAAAAGATTATCTAATTCCTTAAACACATCAATACCTCCATTTAAATTAAAATCCTGATGGGCGTAAAGCATTTTCTGTACCTGTCGGATACCCGCTAGTTACATCTTTCCCTAATTTAATAACATCAATTTCTACACCATCAATACGTGATCTATGCCAAGTTGCTCTATCTCTTAACCTTGATGAAATAGCTGCTGTATCGCCAACCTCGGTAATGCTTCTGAGAATTTGCTCATCATTCCACGAATCAGGAAATAGAGTACTTTTTTTAATCTTAGAGATATTTCCATCAGAAAACTGTTTTGTAAATACAACATTTTTTGTACCATCCGCATTTGTTGATAATACTTCAACTGCAAATTTTTCATTATCATTATTAATTCTAGGCGAATGGCCACCTATTAACTGATTTTTGGGAACCTTCCGATGTCCTTCTAGAATCTTAGCTTCAATTTCTGGACTAATCACAGTTCTTCTAGCAGAATCTCCACCTGCACCCTGAATTCCTATCTTTCCATGAAACCCTTTCGCCCCAAACGGCAAAAGCATTCCAAGCGCCGCATTCATACTCGCCTCCTGCTGTTCTTTCGAGACCTTGTTTCCAAACATGTCCCGACCTGTAATCGCTTCGCTGAAGCCGTTGGTCGCGGTGAGCCCGTATAAACCTTTTTGGGATGTCTTTAGGGCATCAAAAGATTTTTGTGACGTCTTGTAGATGTCGACCGCTCTGACTGCGGCTGACGTGGCTTGGGTGGTTTTATAGACGGCTTTCCCGCCTTTAAAAATGCGTCCTGCCCAGCCGACGATAGGGATATAACCGGCTGCTGCCATGCCACCTGCAGCGACTCGTTGGCCTGCCGTAAGCTTTTCGCCTGTGATTGGATCGACGCCCGTAGCTGCTCGTTTTGCATCGTTCACACCTGTAAGTTCATTCACGATGTTTCCACCATAATCAAGCGCTTTTTCATACCAAGGGCGGTTGGCGAGTGCTTCTTGTTCCTTTGCGATCTCGCGGGCTTCTTCTTGTTCTTTTTTTATTTTGAGATATTCTGCAGTTTGCTTCTCAATATCGCTTTTCGCCTTATAGATTTCACTATCTTGAAATGTTTTTTTATCAAAATTCATAGGTGAAATGGATTTCCCGTCATTCGTGGCATTGATCATTTCTGCATACAATGCCATTGTAGCCTTCTCTTCAGTTTCTGACAAAGCATATTCATCTTTTAGATTTTGATCAAGCTCTATTAAATCTTTAACCGTTTTCTTTCGCTCGTCTTCCGCATCTTCGATCTTATCATCAAAGGTTTGGCTATCGAATACCTCCAGTGAAATGAGGTCATCGATATCTTCAAAAATTGTTTTAAGCGCATCTTTTTGATCCTTCACAATGCTTTTGGCGTTTTTGATGCCCATATGTACAGCGTTGTCTAAAAAGTGTTCTTCTACAAAAGTGTCGCCGCCAAAGTTTGTATCATCAAGTGTCCCAGAAACACCTTCATGAAAGGCTTTCTGCTTATCGATGAAGCTGATAAACATGTCCACATTTCCAGCTAGCTCTTTATAAAAACTTTTAATGTTATCGGCACCTTTACCAGTGAAATCATCACCCAGGTTTGCCACGCCTTGAAGTGCCTTTTTTAAATCAACCATTTGTTCGCGGAGTTCCTGATAGTGTTTCGCCCTTGTATCCATGGCACTTGTTAGTGCTTTTGCATCAAGTATCTTCCCCAGCAGAATTCACTCCTTCCTATTCATTGACAAGGTCAATTTTATCAACGTGATGCTTGTCATTAAATAGGAATAAAGATACAAAAAAAGCGCCCCTTGTTGAGGCGCTCTTAAACTTTGGTTACACGTACACTGAATTTTGTATCTTAGTCAATGATTTGGAATAATTTTCATACCTCAACTTATATTCATCTGTTTTTTTATAATTACTATCAGTTTTAACTTTAGCTATTGGCTCGAAAAATTCCCCATATGATTCAATATACGGAGTATAATCACTTTCACCCGCACAAATAATGGTATTGTGATTTTTATTCTTGTTTTCACCAAAATATAATTTAACTTCTTTTATTGCCAGCTTATTAAACCCTTTTTCAAAAAAAAGAAAGTTTGTTCTTCCATCTTTAGCTTCTGATTTATAAGCTAAACAATCCGGTTTCCTATCCTCAATTAGATCTATTAACTTTATCTCCTCTGATGTTAATTCTTCATTTCTTTCTATTTTTGAAAGTATCTTATCAAATCCAAGTTGAATTCCATCTATAATGACTAAGTCTTCATTTGTGTTTAGTGTTGGGAAAGTACTACTTCTATCATCATAAGCAATAAATCTTAAATAATTTTTATTACCACCATGTTTTTTAATTTCAGCTAAAGCAGTTAAAGTATCATCAGCCCAATAAGATATTTTTTGATTTGGGAACAGTCTTGAATGCCTTCCCTCACCGTTATTATCTCTCAAATTGCCCTTATGTAATTCACTTACATTTTTTCCAAATACCCATTCTTCTACATTAACACATCTAAAAAAATCAAATTCATATGATTCGAAGATAGGTAACTCTTTATCTCTTAAAATTCTTGCAATTTTAGAATGGTTTCTAAACAATATGCTCACACTCCTTATTTTTCTATTAAATACAATCAAAATATTCAAGTTCACAATAAGTTTAAGTGAAAATTCCGAAAAATCAACCTTTCTTTAATTGTTTGTATTTATCAGCCTAAATCTTTCTGCAAATTACTGAATAAAAACAGCACTCATATAATTCCGAGTGCTGTCGAAAGTTTAAACGTAGCTTGCTTTTTCAATTTGTAATATCGATCTTTCTTTAATCCTAGTTCTTCGCATACCTCAAGATCTTTAACCATTCGTGAAGTAAGGTACTTCATACGAATAATGTCTTGTTCAATTTCATCCAAGCTGTACTCTAGTGCTCTTTCTATTTGCCGCACCTTCAGCTCCGAACAAACATTTTGATCTTTTAATTTTGGAAACAAAGTTAAGATGCCATTTGCTTTTTGCTCATCTAAATTCTCTTGTTTAACTTTTAATGCTTTATAAAGCTTCAATTCATTTATTAATGTCTGACGGACCTGCTTTTCATTTACCTCTGGTAAAAGGTGAAGTACTTCAACAGTCAAGGTTATTCACCTCGCATATCACATCTAATTTAAAGCAGCTAACTCTTCTTTATCATTTGCCCATAGAAATTTTGACTCAATTAAATGATCATCAAAAAAGTTAGTACCTTTTAAAATGGCTTTGAACTTCTGCCCTTTCTCTGAATAGACAATATTATAAAACAACATTAATAATTCCATTGAAGATAGCTGTGCTCTTAATATACCTCTATATTTCTTTTTTTCTTTTTCATTTTCTTTCGAATTATTGCTAAAGTGTTCATCCTGTATAAACTTCACAATTCGATAAAGATTCCTATAATAGTGTCCTATTTGTTCTTCTTTTTCTTTGTATACATTTTCATATACTGTTTTTTTCAATTGGAATAATGGCTCAATCAATGTTGCTTCTCTTAATTGATTCATAAAGTCAATTGTCCATTCATCCTTAAATTCTTCGATAAACCTAACATTAGAAAAGTTATATTCAAACTCACGATTAGCAGGATAATAATTAAATTTATTACTATCTTTATAAAGCAAGTATTCCAATAAATGATGATTATTCATACATTCTTGAAAAAGATACTCTATATCATGATTTTCAAAACTATCGTTTAACTCATCTAATAGATTATTATAATTTTCTTCATTCTCAGATTCTATTTCTTTTACAATACTTAGATTTATTTCTGAGGAGGAGTAGCTTTTTAGACCCCTTTCTAATTTATTAACCTTATAACTTGCCAAATAAATAGATCGCAATAACCGTTTAAGTGCAGGTGTATCGCTATTTTTAATTTCAATTAAATTAATTTTCCAATATTTCTCTACACCATGCTCATATTCGTTCGATAATATTTGATATATACTTTCGAAAAACTTACGCCCTCCATCTAAATCCTTCCATAAATTATGATGTAGATTAATCATATTAAAAAAAGTACTCTCAAACTGTTGTTTAGTTAAAGTCTTGTTTGTAAGTTCAAACTCTTCTCTCGTTTTAGCTAGCTCTTCTCTCTGCATTTTTAATTCATCTTGTTGCATATCAAGTTGCTTTCTTTGCATTGAAATACTGGCAATAACAAATAACATGCTTGCCAACGTTAAGAGGCCAACAGTTGTTCCACCAAAGAAATCTCCTACTGGCCCTAATGCTTCAAACGTTTTTTGATCTAAATGATTTCTCCCAATGAATAATATAAGAGGAGTTAATATCGCTGCAACAATCACAATTCCCCCAACAAATATCCACTTATTTTCTTTAAACCATTCTTTCATTAAATTATCTCCCATCATCCAAAAATCCTATAAATCGTAACATGTAATCCATAATATAACAATGTTCACATTATTTTATATCCATAATCATACTGTACCCTTATAGGTAAGCCGTCTTTTGAATGAATACTAGTCTTCCCGTAATCAGGAATATCTGATAAGTAGGCTTTGTGGTTAACTCCGTCTAGGATGAGCAGCTTTACCCTTCCACACTCCATATGCTCTTCAATTTTCTTTGTAGTTATAATTTCAATAGGTAAGTTCATGCACAAGGCCTCCCATGTTATAATGAATTGTGCAGATTCATTATAACTGGGGCCTTGTGCTTCGGTTCTTTTTATTTGTCCTGAAGAGCTTGCAAATCACGTACACACATTCTAAAGAGGTGTTCGTCCCTTAAATCTAAAGACAAATCAATCAAAGCCTTCAGATCGACTTCAGTCAGAACCTCATCCAAATTTTCAGCCCAAGACTTTGGAACAACCAAGGTATTGCCACTAAGGAATCTTACTAAAATGTCATCTTCAGCTACTTTAAGTACATAACCTTCTTTGTTAAGTGTTTCTCTTTTGCCTTTCCTTGATGCTTTGATCCAGTCTCCTTCTAAGAATTTGTTTTTCATCTGATAATCCTCCATCCTTTCCTGATCCGACTGAGCAGTTCATATTTTTTAAGTGGTTCATAGAGGTGGATGCGCTGTCCATCCTCTTCGCGATAAAGCAAGAACCACCGTTTTGAGCGTTTGCGTGCCATCTTAGGCAGCCCCGTCTTCCTCTTCTTTTTGATCATTCCCGTCAGAATCGTCTTTCACACTTTGAGAGGAATCTAAATCTACATCAGCTGCTTCTTCATTTTTTTGCATCGGCACAGCTTCGTTGGCTTGATCCTCTTTCCAATCCCACCATTTTTCAGCGAGTGGAGCCACTGTAGCTCGGTAGTCATTGATCAGATCAACTATTGCGCCGGATGACATCTCAAGCTCTGAAGCCAATTTGCGGTATGATTCACCCTCAATGCGCCGTTTCACAATGTCAGTCATATTCTCTGGGAAACCTTCTTGCTCTGGTGCCATACCTTCTTGGATGAATTGATCCACCACTTCGCGTTTAATTTCCATAGGTTTTTCTTCAATTTGTGGTTTTTCTACAGGTAAGCCCAATTCAGCCTCTAACTGTTCTGGTTCTGGCTCAGGCTCAGCAATGTGAACCACGCCGCTCTGGTCTACTTGATAATTTACGATAGGTCGCTCAGTGTGAGCATTGATCTGCACGTTATAGCGGACAACATCGCTCTCAATTTCAACACACACATCGTTATCAATCATTTCAGCAAGATTTTGAATGCTGTTTCCTAGATCCTTCGTTGAGATTTCAAGGACCAATTCTGTAACACCCTTAGGCTTATGATTTACTTTCTTGACTGATCCATCAAAATTTACAAAAGACATATTTGTTCCTCCTCATGGGTTGGTGTGAGAGTTGAGACTTCGACTTCAATTCTCGGTGAACTGCTATAGAATTTGCTTACATGCAGATCAACAATTTGACTATCATCCTGCCAAATGACTTTATTCAGGCCATCTTTTATCCCTTTGATGTAGTTATCAACATCAGGTTTCTTGGCTGGTCTCAACTCGCCTTTTTCGGCTGCTGCTGCTTTTTTCTTGCTGAAGCTTTTTAATATGGATTTATAGACTTTCACTTTCAATTCAAGTGGACCTGTAAGGAGCTGATCTGGACGGTGATCACTTGCTGCCAACCTCACATATTGCTTAAAGTCTCGTGACTTCTTGGGGTCGTATAACCTTGTCATTCCATTCATATGGGTAGCTCTTGGACGCCCTTGTGCAACTGGCTCTCCGTAGACGGTGAATGCTATCTTCATTCAGATGCCTCCATCTTAGCGTTATATGTTAACACCCTGCTGCCACGTTGACTCTTGAGAGAAATGACAAGCATTTCAAGTTCATAGAGTGATAAATTTTCGGGGTTCTTGTCCAAACTAGCTAAATATCCAATACGAGTTAATTCGCTTAAAAGGTACTCACGACGCTGTTTGCTATTAATATTTGACATGTTCATCCTCCGTATCATAAAGCGGCTTCCATTTGCCGCGATAAGTTTACAAACCTTCCGTACTCTTTCATAAAAGCAGCATTTATTGTCCCAACTTCACCATTTCGCTGTTTAGCAAAGATGATTTCGACTATATTTTTCTGTTCACTATCTTTGTTGTAATAATCATCACGATAGAGGAATGTAACAATATCAGCGTCTTGTTCAATGCTTCCTGAATCACGAAGATCAGACATCATTGGACGTTTATCTTGCCTCTGTTCAACTCCACGTGAGAGCTGTGATAGCAAAATGATTGGGACATTAAAGCTTCTCGCCATATTCTTCAGCTCTTTGGTGATGGCACCAACCTCATAGTTTTTACTCTCAAACTTACCGATTGGGGTAATGAGCTGAAGGTAGTCAATGACCACTAAATGATTTTGATCAGGGTGATCCTTTTTAGTTTTACGGATTTGGGACCGGATATCTGCGACTGTTTGGGTAGGCTGATCATGGATGTAGATATCTAATTTTTCGTATTCACCCATAGCTTTGTTGGCTCTGTCATAATCTTGATCGCTAAAGTACTTTTTTGGATTCCTCCACTTCGTGCCTTCAATTCTACCAAGGCTGCTTAACATTCGATGAGTTAACTGTGTATCTGACATTTCAAGCGAGAAAATATCAGTTACTCCACCCTTTAGCGCGTTATTACAACCTAAGTTAAGAGCAAAAGCAGTCTTTCCCATCGATGGACGAGCAGCTACGATAATCAAATCGCTTTTTTGCCAACCACCTGTCATAGCATTCAGATCCGCAAGACCAGTGTCGACTCCTGTAAGATCTCCTTGATCTTCTTCCATGCTCATGAATATCTCCGTCAAAACATCCATTTTTGTCCGAGTAGCTTTAACTCCCACTTCTTGCACTTCAATGGTCTTTTGATAAAGCTCAGTGATCCCCTCATCGCATGGGGCATTAGCAAAAGCTAAAGCAGCACTTTGTAAATCTCTGAGTCTAAAAGCCTCATAAATTAATGTTTCATAGGTCTCGAAAGCATGTTTTGAGGGAACAGTACTTGCAAGATTGGTTAAGTATTCAAAGCCTCCAATTGAATTTAAAAGGTCTCCCATAGATGCAGCGATATTGGCCAATTCAACAGGCTTACCTAGCTTGTCCACTTCCCTCATCGCTTCGAAAATCCGCTTATGCCGTTCATCAGCAAAATGTCTGGACTCTAGTGCCGTTTCCTTAATCAGATCACCCTCAAGGATGATACAACCTAATAAAAACTGTTCAGCCTCTACGTTTCGCAAATTTTGCATTTTGTTCCCACGCTTTCTGTTTCGCTAAGAATTCATTCTGCTCTGGTTGTTTGATTTTGATTTCTGCGATAGCAGGTGGGAACCTCTTTTCAGCAATGTGCTGATCGATCTTTTTCAAAACCTGTTCATAGGGTTGATCCTTTAGGTGATCAAGCCAAAGTTTAATTCTTTCTTTTCCAATCGCGTCTGTAGTGAGTTCAAACCTTGGATAGGCAGCTGCAATCCTTGTTAGGATAGACATTGCTTGCTCTTGATTCATGTACATCAACCTCCTCCAAATTTAATCCCATTTTCTTTTGCGTATTGAGCCAGTGCGTCTAAATTACTTTGTCTATGCTGCTTTGGTTTAAATTCAGAAACATTGTTTTTAAGAGGCTGAGGTTGGTGCAACTGTGCATGCCAACGATCAAGAATCGCTGATTCCAGATATGCAAATGATTTAATACTGTCTGCTCTATGCTTTGGTTGATATTGATCAAATACCTCGTCGATCCACTTCAATATGGCTTCAAGTGGGATTCGCTCTTTGAGAATCCTTTCAATGGCAGCTGAATCTTTTGGCGTTAACATCAACCCACCTTTTCGTGATAAGTACTTTTCTTCGATTTGCTGGAAAGGAGTTAGATCATGTTCTACTGAGGCTCTCTTTTCTTCTTCCTCTTCTTCTTTAATTCTTAAATTCTTTAATTCTTGATATAGTTCCGACTTCGTACCGCTTTCGTTCCGTCTTCGTTCTGCGATAGGTTCTTCTTCCGTTCTGGGTTCTGTTTCGTGATCACTCGAAAACTCTTGATATGACTCGTATTTCACAATGGTGAATAGTGTTCCTAGTTCCGTTTCGCTAACAGTGATGATGTTGTTCGTAACAAGTTTCTTAATTGAACGCATAATTGTACTTTTAGACAGCTTTTTTAGCCCTCTTCCTTCTTTATAAGCGAGGTCCTCACATAGTTTTGAGTACGATCTTATGTACTGGCCCTTATTTAATACAACTCCATTCATTTTGAAGCCATCTTGATGACTTGCTCTCATAACTAATAAAGTGAACAGTCTAAAGGTAGTCACGTCATTCCATAATTCATGTTCTAATATTTTCCGATGCAGTTTTACCCATCCAGTAGACAAATAACTTCCTCCTCTCCAACATCATCAATTAAGGCCTTTTAATCTCACATAGAGCGTACATTCCACTGATCCTAATAAAAGTAAAACCCGGCTCATTTCTTTGGATATAACCCTTTACATATGCTCTAAATAAAGCAGCTTGATTACGACTTGATTTAGATAAAGACAGATACACAAACGGAATAGGAACTTTAATGATTAGCTTCTCTCTCATTAGCTGTTCACCAGCTCAGAAAAATGGATGATCCGGTTAAGACGGTTTGTAGATCGACAATACTTACACTTTTCACATCTTCTAGGTCTTTCTCCGCCATGCTTAACCTGAACGATCCGCTCCATGTTTTTTTCTATATCTTCTAACTCAATTTCCATCCTTGACTCATCAATATTGATAACTGCTTTATCTGGTGGATCTTCTTTTGATATGGCCACAATCAAAGGCTCTAACCATTCACTACGTCCTGCTTCCTGTCTTTCTAATTCTGCATAGAGAGCCATTTGAGCAATATATCCATAGGCTTCTACAAATGAACAATAGCCAAGCTCTTGATCCCATATCCTTTCCCTAAGAGAGCGAGTGGTTTTAAGATCAGCAAAACGCCCACCTGCTGGGTTGTACACATCGAGTTTTCCTTTCCAAGGCACTCCGAACAATTTAGCTGTGATGATCACTTCTTTATCTCCTTGAAGAACAAACATGCACAAATCGTCATTCTGTATAGCTTCAATCATGAGATCAGCCAATTGATATTGTTTATAAAGCTGGCCCTTTTGTGTAAATAGAGCAGGTGTGTTTCTCTTGAATTCATCAAAGGCCTGATCTCCTTCAAGCCATGCATGGACGTATTGTCCGAATAAAAGAGCCTCAGAGGACGGTGGATGCCATTCACCGTTCAGTTTTGCCATTGTAGCCGCCTCACACTCTAAGAAACTCTTATATTGAGAATTTGACATATAAGCTTGGTCGATTTCGTTAGAGTAGTAATTCTCTTTGTTGATTGTCGGCATCATCATTTGCAGGCTCACCAGCCTTTACATCACTCTCTTTTTGTTCCTGCTGCTTTAGAAACTCTTCTTCGATTTTGGATTTTGTAGCACCTGAAACTTTGACATTGAAATAATCCTCTTTCTTTGCCATACCATCACGAAGAGAAGTGTAGATGCGTCCTATTTTGAGATAATCTTGCTCAGTAAAGGCATCTAATTTGCTACCGACATATTCCTCGACCATTTCCTTCGTAACACCAAAATCAGTTTTAAATGTTGTTAATGCTTTTCTTAAACGGTCTTCTAAAGGCTCTTTATGACCACTAATCAGCGTTCTTTGACACATATCAACTGCAGCATCAACAATGTCTCCTGGTATCACTCCGAGAATGCACGCACGAACCCGACGTGCTCCTTGGTTTGCAACCAGTTCATAAATATCTCTAGGATCGTTGAGCTTTGTAATGGCTCCTTTTGCTTTTCGTTCATGCTTTACCGTAAATATTTTGGTCTGACGAGTATTGGTTTCAAGATCCCATGCATAAGCCATAACAGAAGATTCACCAGCTTTTTGTTCGAGTTCCATGATTCCGTAATCAATGTTCCCCCAATTCTGTGCCAAAGCTTCAGCTAGTCGAATTGAAGGACCTGACACCTTTGTGCCACCTCGTGGATATTCGTAGACAGCATTCTCAGCTAATAGCCTACGCTCACATGCTTTCTTGATTCGTTCAAAGGCAGCATACACATCTCGCGGAAACTTCTTTGCTATGACCATAGCTGCTTGTACTTCCTGTGCCTGCCGACTAACCATAGCTTCGGTTGTTACTGAAGTTCCTGCTGATTGCTGTGAAGCTGCCATATAGTTTGAGTAATCAACATTTGACAATCCATTCATATAAGAAACCCCCATTGAATTTAGGTGTCAACCTGCTTATAATAGTGGTTGACACCATATTCTGTGTCTGGTTATTTAGATGAGTTCACTTGTTGGGAGTGAACTCTTTTATTTTGCTGTTTTAAATTCAAAATCAAGTTCCTCTGCAAGATATCGTTCTAGATTTTCTCGCAAGATCAATTCACCCGAATTTCTATCCTCAACATAGTCATCTTCTAGCAAAATTTCTGAACCATAAAAATCAATTCCAAAGTGTTCCTCTTGCCTCACCACATCTTTTGGATAGCCATATCTATTAATCTCTGTGATGATCGGATGCTCAATATTCATCTTCTTCCCTCCTCTTCTGTTTAGTGTAAGCATCAAGAAATCTCTAATTTTGAGCGGATCGCATCTGCCTTTAGTTGTTGAAATTTCTCAAAGGCTTGTTTATCAGGAAATTGGAACATTGGCTTACCTTTGTTAGTCATCACAATTGATCCATTCACTTGTGATAAATAGAACTGATCAGACTGTCTCTCACTGAAAGGTTTAATAACTGGTTTAGTTCTCAAGACTTCTTTCCTCCTTAACACATTATTTGATGCTTATTCGCATCGTCCGACCGCGGATGGAGCATGATTTGAGGGGGTAGGTGTGCACTGTCCCATCCGCAAGCCGGACGACAAGAATAAGCCTTGTCGTGATCTCTAAATAACGCTATAATGAGATCGATCATTTTGTTATTCATGGTTTGAAATGATTTAAGCAGTAAGTGTCGGAGCTTGCTGCTTTTTTCTGTTTTCTATTTCCGTTCTGATCTGTAATTCCAGAGCGGCTAATAAAATGAGCCCTTCCTCTGTATGACGCATCTGACATTGTTTCACGATATCTTTCGCCTTCATTAAGCGACTTGCTGTGAGCAAATACTTCATCTAGATCAATCCTCTCAATCTATTTTTTAGTGATTTTGGATATTTGATTTTTGTAATCCTCGCAGCCTGTTTTAATAAATGAACCTTAGCTTGGCTTTCGTAACGCTGAATTTGGTTTAATGATTTTGCAATATCTTTATGAGCTGCTAATGCCGTATCTATATCCGCACTCTCTAATGCTTTCATTAATCTTTTTTGCAGTTGTTCAATACAGATCATTTCAGCTGTTATCCCTTCGTGATCAATACTCTTGAAAATAGCTTTACTCATCTTCATCCTCCAAACAAAGCCATAATGGCTGTAATTTGCTGCGTGACCGCAAGTGGATCGACACCACATAAGGTTGCGATCATGGCTTCTTTTGCATTTGTCGCCTCCATCCACCGTACATATGTAGGAACATCAAGCATCTTTTGATCGTTCTCAAATTTTGATATGCAGCTCCTTGAGCGACTTAACAATTCAGCCAACTTCTCTTGGGACATCCCAGCTCTTTTCCTTGCTTGTCGGAGCACTACCCCCAACCTCAACTTCCTCACCCCCTTTGTTCTGGTTAAGAACTTTTTCCAAGTTAGAACAGCTAGAAAATTTTTAAATGGGTATCATGATGAAGAAGCAACTAATTCTTTCTTTTCTCTTTCAACTTTTTCTTGGTGCTCTTTCATTCGTTTAATTAAGATGCCGCTTAGGTACTTGTAAGCCCTGGCTTCTGCTTGATGAAATAAAGGGCCTTTTGTGACGGTTATTTTCAATTGGCTACATCTCCTATTCATTTTGTGATGTATCATCACAATTATGATTAAAAAATTTTGTCCATTCAAAATCTAGAATATTGCCTAAAATCTTGGCAACTCTAACACTTGGGGTTTGACCATTCTCAATCTTGGTATAATAAGACCTATCAATACCTGCTTCCCTTGCCACTTCATACTGTTTGAGACTTTTACTCGCTCTAAAATCTTTTAACCATTGATTGGACTTCAC